GTTTCCCAGTCACGATCAAGGGGGGGACAGCCTCTACAAGCGACAACAAATAAATTAGTTAACGCAAGCGGTACGCATGTAGACTATATTATCTAGTATATACGTACCGCTTTTAAAAAAGCGCGAAAAATGAAACCTAAAATTGAAATCACAGAAACACATGATGGAATAGCCATCTCCATGACAACAAAAACCAAAATAGGCTTCCTACTATCAACACAACTCTTCTTATACATATACTCAAAAAATTAACCAATGATAACACCACAAGAACAATTACGAGCAATGATAATCACACTCGAATATCACCTTAAACAACTACTAGCTACACTAGCAAACCTCAAAATTCTCGAAACCAAACTGACTCAAAATCAATAACTTAAACAAATCAGGATCTAAAACACGCTAACACGCTAGTAATCATTAAGTTAAACCTACGAAACGCCTCGTTAATCACCGATTCTAAACAATATGCCTTAATAATCAATGAGTTATTACACACAGGATCTAAAATCCTCTAAAAATCTAAAAATCAATCAATTATGCCAAACACATCATTCATAGAAAATTTAGGCCAAGGAATGGCCGCACAAGCAACCAGCGGAATCATGGGGCTCGTATTAGGCGGAATCAATGACCGCAGACAAATCAAACAACAACAAAAACTCCAAGACATGCAAATAGCAGGTAATAAACAGATGATTGACTACCAAAAAGCAAAAGACCTTGAAATGTGGAAAGCCACAAATTATCCTGCACAAATGCAACAAATCAAAGAAGCAGGACTAAATCCAGCACTACTCTACGGAATGGGCGGAGCGGGCGGATCAACAACAGGCGGAGGAGCACCATCAGTCCAAGGCGGACACGCACCAACAGGCGGACATGAAGCAATAGACTCCATGGGAATATCAATGCAAGCAGCACTAATGAAAGCACAAGTTGAAAATATACAAGCTGACACAAAACTCAAAGAAAGCACTATTCCAAAAACAGAAGCGGAAACTCAATCACTATTACAAGGCGTAGACAATCAAAAAGCACAACAAGAACTTACCAAAGTCCAAACGGCCTTACAAAACGTAGACCTACAATATCAACAAGCATCACTCAACGACAGACTAGAATATATAGACTACACTGTTAAAATGATTGAACAACACCTCCAGCAAGCAAAAAATGAAACATTCATCTCCACTTCTACAATGAACGACAAAATAAAAATTATCCAACAAAGCCTTATCAACTCCGTACTACAAGCTGCAGCAACCGAACAACAGATCACCGCATCCAAAGAAGAAATCAAAAAATGGTCATCAGAAATAGCTCAAAGATGGGAACAACTACGAATCTCCGGAAAACAACTTACATACACAGAATGGGAAGCACAAATAAAACAAGATATGTTAGACTGGACAAAAGAACATCCCGGCATGAGCCAGGCATTAGGCGGCATGGTAGAAAAAGCAATGATAGGTATCGGAAAAATGCTGTCAATACCATTCAACTCTAAATAAAATATGTGCCTCTATCCAAAGCTCATCAAAAATCCAAAATACAAATCAACAAAAAAGAACGGCGGTATAATACCCGCCGTTCCTGATGAAAGAGTAAAACTAGTACCTATCGGATGCCAGGAATGCATGGAATGCCGAAAACAAAAAGCACGCTCCTGGCAACTAAGACTACTCGAACACATCAAAACAAACACAAACGGCAAATTCATAACACTAACCTTCTCTAACGAAGCAATTACAAAACTCTACCAAGAACTAAAACCACTCAAAGGATATGAACTAGACAACGCTGCTGCAACACTTGCACTAAGACGATTCAACGAACGATGGAGACGAAAATTCATCAAAGCCTTACCACACTGGATAATAACAGAATTGGGCCACAAAGGCACAGAAAATATACACATGCACGGTATACTCTGGACAAATGAAAGCTATGCTACAATAGAAGAACGATGGAACGCTGGCGAATATAAATACGGCTACATATGGCCAAAACCACAACAATACAACAACACCTACGTAAACGCCAGGACTGTAAACTACATAATCAAATACGTTCACAAAATGGATATTGACCATCCAAACTACAAATCAATCGTACTAACATCTCCTGGCATCGGCAACAACTATACGAAAACATCGAATGCATTACTTAACAAATTCAAAGGCACTGAAACAATAGAAACCTACAGAACATCCACCGGTCACAAAATAGCTATGCCAATATACTGGCGCAATAAAATATACTCTGAAGAACAACGAGAAAAACTATGGTTACAAAAACTAGACAAACAACTACGATACATCTGCGGAGAAAAAATTGACGTATCAAAAAACATGAACGACTACTACGCAACACTTGAACATTACAGACGCAAGAATAAACAATTAGGATATGGCGACGATCAAAAAAACTGGACTCAAAAAAAATACGAAGAAGAACGACGACAACTACTACAACAAAAACGTACTGACCACAAACCAATAAATAAATACAACACAGACGGAGAAACAATAATAATAAATAACAACTACTGGTTAATAACATCAACTGGCCTAACACACATAGAATAAACGCCTTCGGCGAGAAGTATTCAAAAGGGTTTGGATTATATATAAGAAACGTCAACACCACAACAACTACCAGCAACATGAACGCACCCATCATATCTATACTATACGCTCAACAAAATTCCATATACAACCAACTCTCACAAGACATTTGGGACATAACACGCGACGCTACTAAATGGCCAGGCGGCAACCCAATCATAGCACATCCGCCATGCAGATCATGGGGAAACTATAAACACAAATCCAAAGGAACACAACTAGAAAAATCATACGCCATACACTCCATAATAATGGCTAGACTATGGGGAGGAATAGTAGAACACCCGAAAAATTCACACTTGTGGAAAACTTTCCAATTCCCAAAACCAGGTAAAACAGATATTTACAACGGCACAATCATAAACATTAATCAATCATGGTTCGGACACCAAGCAGAAAAAAATACCAATCTCTATATAGTGGGACTCCCCCTTAATAAAATAACATACCCCCTCTCTCTAAACTATCACACTAACACAATAGAAAATATGTCAAAAAAACAAAGAGAACACACACCAATACAATTAGCAAAATGGCTCATCTCGATCGCACAACAATGTAACCAAACACAATTAATACAATGAAAAAAATCTGGTCTTTCATCAAAATCAAAGTATGGCCAATCTTACGGGACATTGCCATCACACTCTTAACAGCAAACGAAATCCACAAAAACTAAAAACAATGGAAAATGCAAAAATCACTTACTTCAGCGAAACCACCTACGTGGACGAAAAAACTAATCAAATTATTTCACGACATGACGCAAAAAACAAAAAACTCTACCGCATCATCGAAACAACAAAAACATCAGTTACCTGGTCAGAAGATGGAAACGTCTGCTGGATCAACTATTATGCAAAATGCAGACCTACCGGTCAGCAACAACTCCAATTCCCAACTACTTGATCGAAAACCATTAAAAAACACACCATTCGAATTAGTAGGTAACCAGGAAACCGGCTACTTCATAGCATTAGGCCGATTCAGAATCACAGAACCTGCACCAACAAAAGAAGAAGCAAAACTTAAACTATCTGAAGAACGCTGGAATATCATCACTCAAATGATAACCACACTCACAGATGCAATGATCAAAATCAATAACGAAAACAAAACTCAAAACAAATGAAAAAAACATTAGGCGGAGACCGGTTAGGTTCCGGCTCCAAAATGCAGATAGAACTGCACAATTACGAACGATCAACTCATGACCTCTCCTATATATGGAGATCAACAATGTCAAGCGGAACACTTGTTCCATTCATGAAACTCATTGCACTACCCGGAGATACATTCGACATCAACTTAGGCCAGGATATCAAAACACACCCTACTACCGGCCCATTATTCGGAAGCTATAAAGCACAAAGCGACGTATTTATCATTCCACTACGTTTATACCAAGGACAACTACATAACAACAAAACCGGCATAGGCATGGATATGGCAAGCGTAAAATTTCCACTCGTAAAACTCACAGCCCTAGAAATGGACATCACAGACTCAGACAACGTACCTGAAGATGTAGATAACTGCCAGATCAACCCATCATCACTACTCGCATACTTAGGAATAAGAGGTATCGGAATGTCATACGTAGATAATCACGATCGCTACTTCAATGCAAATGCAATACTCGCATACTACGACATTGTTAAATGTTACTACAGTAACAAACAAGAAGAAAAAGCAGTATTCATACACGCAGCAGCAACAGCATCACCTGAAACAGTATCAGTAATAACAATAGACGGACAGGAATTATCACAATTTCCTACACTAGACCCTCAACCTCTAGTAAATGGCAGCGTAATACAAGTAGAATATACAGGAGCATCACCAAACTACAACACAATTAATATAATACTCGCCGGTAACGAAAAAATACCTATCAACATCATAGCGTCAGAAATGAACCAAGGAGCCGGAGTAACCACATGGACATACAACTGGACATTATTCGGAGACAGAACCGCTAACAACTGGAACTACCAAAGCTCAACAACTCCTCAACAATTATCACCAACACTTGTAGATGTAACACTCGACAAATTAGACGGAATGAGAGAATACCTACTAACACACATGGGGAGTTCCGCAATAGAAATAGGCGCATACGCACAACCACCATACTCATGGCTAAATGGTACATCAAACTCAATTCCATTCAGAACACAATCACAAGAAGGTTTAGCAGTAAAAACCTATCAATCCGACATATTCAACAATTGGCTTAGTACCGAATGGATAGACGGCTCCGGAGGTATTAACGAAATAACCGCAGTATCAACAACCGGAGACAGCTTCAATATCGACGCATTAATGCTCGCCAGAAAAGTATACGACCTACTAATGAGAATAGCAGTAAGCGGTGGAACCTACGACGACTGGATAGATGCAGTATATACACACGACAGATACGTAAGACCTGAAACACCCGTATACATGGGAGGACTAATAAAAGAACTGGTATTCCAAGAAGTCGTAAGCAACAGTGCAACACAAGACGGCCAACAACCATTAGGAACACTAGCAGGCAAGGGAATCATGGCTCAAAAACACAAAGGCGGAAATATCTACATCAAAGTAGACGAACCATCACTAATCATGGGCATCACATCTCTAACACCACGTCTTGACTACAGCCAAGGCAACGATTGGGATATACACCTGCTAACAATGGATGATCTACACAAGCCAGGCCTCGACCAAATCGGATTCCAGGAACTAATAACCGAACAAATGGTATGGTGGGACACTTACTATGATACCGGAGAGGGAAAGTGGATACAAAAATCGGCAGGCAAACAACCAGCATGGCTTAATTATATGACAGCCTACAATAAAACTTACGGAAACTTTGCCATAGAAGACAATGAGATGTTCATGACATTAAACAGAAAATATGCTTACACAATCAACGACGATAAATTCCAAATCCAAGACCTCACAACCTACATTGACCCAGTAAAATACAACCAGATATTTGCACAAAGCTCAATAGACGCACAAAACTTTTGGGTACAATTAGCCGTAAACATCACAGCCAGAAGAAAAATGAGCGCCAAATTAATGCCTAACCTCTAAATCAAATACTATGTACACAAAAAACAAACCGCAAAAAACCTCTCTAAAAATCAACCAATCTTACCAGGGAGAAACCATCGAACAAAAAGTCGCAAGAATTATGAACAACAAAGAACCAATAAGCGACAGCGCTCCCTTAGTCTACACAGAACGAAAAGACGGAGTACTACCTGACTACAACATCAGAACAGACAGATGGGAACACGCTATAGACGCAATGGACGCAGTACAAAAAACCAAAATAGCTCAAAGAGAACAACGCTTAGGAGAACGATCATACGATAAAATGACACCTGAAGAACAAAAAAACTTCAACAAACAATTCCCAAAAAACAAACACAACAAGCCGGATCGTGACTGGGAAAC